TTAATTGTGCCTGGGCAGATGAAACACCTTTCATCTTACTTAACATTGCTTTGACTTTTGCGTTCTCTTCTATCTCTGTCTCTTCTGGTACACAATTAGGAACTACTTTTCCACCTTTCTTTTTTGTACCAACTTGTTTGTAACCATCCCAACATGCTTCATCCATTGTGAAGTCTTCGTCTGCAACAAATGATTCACCCTTAACTTTGTTTGCGAGGTCTTTGTCTGCCTTACCCCATGTGCCGGAACCTTTAGTAATAAAACTATTCACTCTGGCAAATGCCCATTGTGGTGCAGTTGTACCAGGTCTATGACCAGTCTTATATGCAGCCAATCCCCTATCGTAAACTTTCTTTAGAATACCATATGAGATGCCTGATTTCTCTGCCTTGTTTACCAAACCTGTAATCTTTTCTACTATCACGGTTTCTTCGCCAAACTGTTTTTCAAACTTCTTAGTATGAACTGACTTCTTAGTTTTACCTTCATCATCACCAGGTGCAGGTCCACTTTTCTTTGCTTTAAAGTGTGCATCTCGTTTCTGCTTAGTGTCTTTAGACAAACCACTATGATATTTTGCAGGTTGTGAACCGTCTTTATCTTTAATGTCTTTGTCTTGTTTGACTCTTTGTTCTAAGATTCTTTTAAATAATGTAGTCATACTTCTATTTATGTAATTTCTTTGTTAATAGTTGTCTTTGTTTCCAGAGTGTCGCTCTGGTGTTTCCAGGAAATGATGTAGACCATGCCATCAATTTACCAAAGACTGAGTTAGTTTTTCTTTTTAAAGAATCTAAATCATCATCATTTGATACTTGCATGAAGTCTCTTTTGAATAGTTTCTGCATAGATGCAATATTCTTTTGTGAATTGTTCCAATCTTTCTTAACAATCGCATCTGGTAATTGTCTTGGTCTTGAACTGTTTCTTGTCAATGCGTTTGAAAGTGATGTACTGACATACACCATTTTAGATTCGTAACCAAGTTTATCTAACATGTTCTTATACGCTTTAATCTTAGTGTCGTTTGCACTTGTAGTATCAAAGATAAGACCAAGTCTATTGTCAATGTATCTGTCCATCAATCGAGTAGTTTGTCTCTTTGCCTTCTTTCTAATTGGGTCTCTGATATCGGCAGGTACTGCATTTAAGTCTAAGGTTTGACCTGCTTTCTTTAAACCATTTTCAAATGATTTATCAGTATTGACTAGTTTCAGTCCTAAAGCTTTCAACCCCAAACCATCTACTACAGTTGACTTACCAGAACCTGGGCCACCCATAAAGAATACTGCCTTAAAGATACCTGGGTCATATACACCTTCTCTAAGTAAGTCTTCAATCATATAGTCTGGTAGAGTGGAGAACGACTCCTCTGCGATTCCCATACCTCTACGCACATCTTTGTATAGTTTGTCTGCGAGTTTCTTATCTGGCACACCACCTTTGAATGAATCAAAGTCATCTTGTTCTGCGGCTGCCCTCATCTTAGATGCACTCATGCCTGATACATCATCAGCATCTGGATCCCTTTCACCAGCACTAACTATGTTTATATCATCGAACTTATAGAAACCATGTCTTGCTTTTACACCATTGTATTTCTTAAGTAGTGTTTCAAATTCTCTGATTCTATCTGAACCAACAACCATAGTGATACTAGTATAACCTTGTTTATGTAATGCGTTTGCGACATCGAATACTGTTCTGGCGTTGGCATCTGGTACACCAACCTTCTTAGAAAAGAACTTTCTTAGATACTGAATCTTTGTTTTGTGATTCAGTGGATTTTTTCTCTTATCATTTGAGTGAGAAGTAAATATCATTGGGTCGCCTTTCACTGACTTTGATACCTTGTTTAGTTTATCGACAAGTTTACCATGCCCAATTGTGGGTGGGTTGAACCTTCCGAATGAAAAAACAGCGGGTCTTTGTTTCGCCTCTGATATGAATGATTGTAATGTTTTCATTATTTGTCCCATGCCTTTGCAGCTGTAAAGTTATTTAGTGAGAACTCCATACGGTCTACTAACTTCACTGCCTTACCGTCATCATCGATTGCAACATACCCCTCAGGATTTACTACTTTCAAACCTGTGGGTGTTCTTACGAATGTGCCGATTGATTTTGCTTTGTTTAAACCATCTATGATAATCTGTTTCGCCTCAACCATGCCTACTTGAAACTCTGTCAATGCAGTTATGAATGGTTTAAGACTTCTGATATCTCTGACAAGGTCTTTACCTATTTGTTCTTTGATATCTTTTGTCTTCTGCATCTTTACTGCACCAACTACTTTTGTTTTCCAATAGTTCTCAAAGTGTTTGAGATAATCATTATAGTTTAGATTGAACTTACCCTTTCTTATTTGGGCGTTCATATATGTTTTGTATGTTGCACCTGCACCTTTAGATGCAATGGTGTCTTGTATCTTCATGAACTTAATCAATGAAGGTCTTTTGATTTTATGAAATGATTTACCTGTTTTAGTAAGTAGAGTAGATAACTTGAGTGTTTCTTTTCCTGTGAGTGTAGAATTACCTGCAACATTCTTAAAGGTTGCATCATCAATCCATACATCATTGTTATGACCCAAAGAAGATATATCTGCACCGAATGATGCACCCAAATCATCTATACTTGAACCCTCGTATGTCGTATGAAATACTATACCATACTTGGCATTTGCAATCTGTTTACCCAATTCTGATTGAACTGGTACAGCATACATGATTGTGTTAGGTTGAAATGTAATGTGTTCTATATCATTTATTTTCTTCATCTTCTTATCTGCCTGAGTAAACATCAAGTCACCTTGCATTACTTTATTCCAGGATAGTTTAGATAGATACTCGAATGAGTCTATGAACTTCTTCTCTAAGTCTCCAGATAGTTCAGATGCGTTCTTAATTTCTGATACTGAACAATAGAACTTAGGTTCTTTATTGAATAATGATTTCTTTGCGACAAAGAATCTGCCGTCTTCTGGATGTTTTCCACAAAAGATTGCAGGTGCACCATCCCATTTGACAGTCATGTTGAATTTTTTCTTGGCATTTCCTTTCATCATGTCTCTGAGTGCGAGTAGAAAGGTTATAGAAGCACGACCACCATCAATACCGTTATTGATGATTTCGTCTTCTAAGTGTTCTAAATGTAGATTTTTAACGGCCATAAGTAGTTATCACATTGTTGTGTATAACTACTATTTATGTATTTTAAAAGCTATGCTTCGAAAGAAGCGTCTGGATCACCATCTAACATCGTTGTAGCAAAAGATATATTAGCGGTAATTGATTGTACTGCATTGTAGGCGACAATCTTTTCAGCATCGATTTCTGATTCACTCTTCTTATCTTGATTCCAATACGAATACATTCCACCTGATGTGGCGTCTGGATTTGCAGTTCTCCATGCATTAAGAGCTTCTATAATGTCTCCAGTACCTGTCCATTCAAATATCTTATGTGGATGTGCAACACCATATACAGTTGCATCTGAAACATCTTTTAATCCAACGATTATAGAATCATCTGTTTCATCTGCATCTTTAGAATAGAAATAAAATGTTCTGGAAGTTCCTGCATCTCCACCCATCAAATCATATCTTATTTGCCATTCGGTTAGTTTAGACTGCATATCTGTTTTATATGCATCGTATCTTACTGTTGCCATTTATATCTCCGTGTTAAATTTCTATACTACTATTTAGTTTTTTGATAGCGGTCTGGAGTGCAATTTTTCTTCTAATTGAGAAACTTTTTGCATTAATATCTCTGCCTTTTTGGTTTCACCAACAGACTTGAGTTCTTTAATGTCTCTCTTCAATTGCACCTTTTTTTGAAGTACTGATAATACTTCTTTTGGTTTTAAGTTCTTCGTCATAATCTATTATTTATATCACATTTTTTGGCCGACCTGAGAGGATTCGAACCTCTGACCCTCGGTTTAGAAGACCGATGCTCTATCCAACTGAGCTACAGGCCGAACATTCTTTTACTGAGACATTTTTTGTATTAGTTTCTTACATGCCTCTGTTTTTACATACTCATTTAGATTCATAGTTTTCATATCCCAATTATACACATTTCTGGTCATTGCAAGATTTGAATAAACAGTCTGACTTCCCTCAGCGTAAGCTTCTATGTGGGCGGCATGAGCATCTGCCCATGAAAGTGGTAAACCATCAATGGCACACTTTAATCCTTGTTCTAATAATTTCTGTTGTTTCTGTTCTTTGGTAAATTCTCTTTGTCTATTTTCAGTTGTAAAGAATTCATCAATATCTAAGATATCTGTTATAAACTTTATACATTGTCTTTGTTTCTCTTCATGATTATAATCAGTAGTATAACTCTTGAATACTTCAGCAATAGAAACCTCTTTTGACTCATAATCTAAATCAACTAATTCAGAAAACTTTCTTTCATTTTCTGGTTTCTTTTTGTCATTCCAGTAATCTAACCAAACTATTTTGAATTGTATCCAAAATGCTTTAGGGTCATCTAGATACCAGTTAGGTCTTGTCTCATTCATATAAAAGTAAAAGTTTGCAAGAACATTCATTTCACTTTTTGAAAGACCTTGGTGAGCAGAAGCATCACAACTGTATTTAGATTTTGCCATGAGAAGAAGAAAATCTAATAATTTATAGAGTTTTTTCTTTAACTTTGCGATATCTACTTCTTCATCTAAGAACATTGATTGTAATTCTTCAAAAGTTCTAGAACCAATCTTACCATTATCGTAAACTCTGTATGCAACTCTACTGACAAATTCTTCTAAATTTAATCTGTCATTATCTGTTTCAGTCCACTTAAAGTTTTCTCCACCAGAGTTCTTTTCAAACATTTCATGTGGTAAGGTTATTTTACCATTTGCTGAAATGGGTCTAACTGTCTCTCTCACTAAACTAGCAATCTTACTATCGCCAAAAGAGTTTAATGTTTCTTGATTATTAACATCTGTTGTCTTATTAAGGTTTCTAAAAATCCAACCTTTCATAAAGTTTGACATTGGTTCATAAACTATAAAAGATAATTCTCTAGAATCAAAGTATTCTTTATCTTCTTTTGATAATTCACTGTAGTATAAACCATTTACTTTGAACTCATCATTCATAAATGCATATATGGCTCTCTTTCTGTGGCCACCATCAATACTTTCGTATTGTTTATCTTTTCTTTCAGGTGTTTTTACAAGAGTAATCTCGCCAATATTCTCACCATTTAAAATACTTGTAATGATACCAACACTCTTCTCACAACCAGCTTTCTTTTCAACAGCAGGTCTCTGATGTAAAGGATTACAATCTATTAGATTATAGAATACATCAAAATATGTCCTGTTAGACATAGGTGGCATTCTAGTAAATTCTACTTTTTTAGAAACATTATTCTTAAAGATATTACTTT